GTTTATACGTCACTACCTGACCACCTAACTCGACTATGAGCGACGTTTCCTATAAAGACTTTGATATATTGTCTGAGCAAGACAAGGCAGAAGCATTAGCTTTAATTAATAGGTACGATCAATTAGAAAAGCAAGATTCTTGCCAGAGTGATTTCATATCTTTTGTTAATCACATGTGGCCTGATTTTATAGAAGGCCGACATCATAAAATAATAGCGGAAAAATTTAACAAGATAGCGGAGGGTAAACTTAAAAGACTCATAGTATGTTTGCCCCCTAGACACTCCAAATCTGAATTTGCATCAACCTTTTTTCCAGCTTGGATGATGGGAAAAAAAGGTAATCTTAAAATTATACAAACCACACATACAGCTGAATTAGCCGTCAGATTCGGTAGACGAGTTAGAAATATAATAGATAGCGAAGAATACCAACACATTTTTCCAGATCTGCAACTACAGGCGGATAACAAATCAGCTGGTAGATGGACAACTAACAAAGACGGAGAAAGTTTCTACGCTGGTGTCGGCGGAGCGATTACAGGTCGTGGTGCTGATCTGTTGATTATAGACGATCCACATTCAGAACAAGATGCTTTGTCTCCCAAGGCTATGGAATCAGCTTATGAATGGTACACATCCGGACCAAGGCAACGTCTACAGCCTGGCGGAATAATTGTGATAGTAATGACAAGATGGAGCACCAAGGATCTAGTGGGTAACGTGTTAAAAAAACAATCAGACGAGTTCGCGGATCAATGGGAGGTAGTAGAGTTTCCGGCAATTATGCCAGAATCAGAGGAACCTTTATGGCCTGAGTTTTGGAAAAAGGACGAATTGTTAAGTGTAAAAGCCTCTTTGCCGATAGCAAAATGGAATAGTCAGTGGATGCAAAATCCTACAGCTGAGGAGGGATCTATAGTAAAAAGAGAGTGGTGGAATAGATGGGAAGACGAAGATATACCGCCTTATTCATACGTTATACAGAGTTATGACACAGCCTTCTCCAAAAAAGAAACCGCCGATTATTCAGCTATTACAACATGGGCAATATTCAATCGTGGCGATGAAAATGCTGACGAAATAATATTACTAGATGCTAAAAGAGTGCGTTGTGACTTTCCAGAGCTGAAAAAATTAGCTATGGAAGAATATAGATATTGGGATCCTGATTGCGTCTTAATTGAAGCAAAAGCATCTGGCACACCTCTAACACACGAGTTGCGGCGCATGGGCATACCAGTAACGGCTTATGCTCCCAGTCGAGGACAAGACAAAGTTGCCAGGATGAATAGTGTTGCTCCTATGTTTGAATCTGGAATGGTTTGGGCACCTGAACACGATTTTGCAGATGAAGTTATAGAGGAAATGGCGTCCTTCCCTTATGGTGATTATGACGACTATTGTGATAGTGCTACAATGGCTTTAATGCGTTTCAGACAAGGCGGTTTTATATCTTTAAAGGAAGATTACGAACAAGAAATAAGTTTGCTGAAAAAGAACAGAACAGTTTATTATTAGGAGAGGTGATACACTAAATTATGGCTATAGATAAACAACTAGGTACAGAAGACAACCCTGATATAAGAAATATGAGTACCGCTGTGGAAGTTCAACCTGACACCACAAGAGAAGACCAAATAAGAGAAGCCGCAGAAATATTAGTTTCTGGTGAAAATTTATTGCTTGATGAAGAGATTGTAGTAGAAGAACCAGCTGTCGGTTTTAACATCAACCTAGCAGAAGTATTACCAGAAGATATTTTACAAAACATATCAAACGATTTACTAAGCTCAATTAAAAGTGACAAACAATCCAGAAGTGAATGGGAAAGAACCTACACCGACGGATTGAAATATTTAGGCATGAAGTTTGACGAGGGCAGATCACAACCTTTTGAGGGATCTTCTGGTGTAATACACCCAATTTTAGCGGAAGCTGTAACTCAGTTTCAGGCTCAGGCTTATAAAGAAATGTTACCAGCTAAAGGTCCTGTAAAAACAGAAATAGTAGGAGCTAGAACTGTAGAGACAGAGAACCAAGCAGAGAGAGTTCAAGAATTTATGAACTATTACATTATGAATGTGATGGAAGAGTACGATCCAGAGCTAGACCAAATGTTGTTTTATTTACCTTTAGCTGGATCTGCTTTTAAAAAGGTTTATTTCGATTTTGTGTTGAATAGAGCAATATCTAAATTTATACCACCAGAAGATCTCATCGTACCTTACGAGGCCACAGATATTAGCTCTGCTGAGAGGATTACGCATGTAATTAATATGTCCTCTAACGAAATTAAAAAACAACAACTCACAGGTTTCTATGCAAACGTAGATATAGGTAGCGACGGCTACTCGGATAATATGTCTGACGTAGAAGAAGCTATTGACGACATACAAGGAATTTCACCCTCATACAAAGAAAACAGAAACAGAACAGTCTATGAGGTACATACAGTTTTAGATATTGAAGGTTACGAAGATAGAGACGACCAAGGCAATACTACTGGATTAAAACTACCCTACATAGTCACCATAGAAGAGTCGTCTGAAAAGGTTTTAAGTATTAGAAGAAACTATTTAGAGAATGATTTACTAAAAAACAAGATAAATTATTTCGTTCAATATAAGTTTATGCCAGGACTCGGATTTTATGGTCTTGGCTTGTCACACATGATAGGCGGATTATCTAAAGCATCAACCTCAATACTTAGACAACTTATAGACGCGGGAACACTAGCTAATTTACCAGCTGGTTTTAAAGCAAGAGGTATGCGAATAAGGGATGAAGACGATCCTTTACAACCGGGAGAGTTCAGAGATATTGATACTACAGGTGGATCCTTGCGAGAAAACCTAATACCTCTACCCATAAAAGAGCCAAGTAATGTTTTGATGCAATTATTAGGTTTGTTAGTTGACTCAGGCAAAAGGTTTGCAGCTATAGCAGATATGAATATAGGTGACGTCAACCAAGCTATGCCAGTCGGAACTACTGTGGCTTTATTAGAAAGAGGCACCAAAGTCATGAGTGCTATACACAAAAGATTGCACTATTCACAAAAGTTGGAGTTTGGGTTACTAGCAAAAGTGTTCGGTGAGTCTTTACCACCTATATACAATTTTCAAGTTGGTACTGGTAGAAACGAAATCAAACAACAGGATTTTGACGATAGAGTAGACATCATACCAGTATCAGATCCTAACATCTTTTCACAAAGTCAAAGAGTTACGCTTGCACAAGAATTATTACAAATGGTTCAATCCAATCCACAAGTACACGGACCAATGGGTATATATGAAGCCTATAGACGTATGTATGCCGCGTTAGGTGTAGACAATGTTGACTCTTTATTGATGCCACCACCAGACATGACACCGAAACCAGTCGATGCTGGTCTTGAAAACGCTGGTCTTCTGATGGGGCAACCAGCACAAGCGTTCCCAGAGCAGAATCATCAAGCGCATATTGATACTCATAGAAGTCTGTTTTTTACAGATTTAGTAAAAGATAGTCCACAAGTACAAGCACTAATAATCAGTCATTGTATGCAACATTTACAATTTTTGGCCGCACAAATAGCACAAGAACAAATGCCAGAGGAAATGAAACAACGTATTGCGGAGATACAATCACAGATTCAAATGGTAACACCAGAAGAAGCTCAAGCTATTGGACAACAGGTTCAAATGATTAATGAACAATTCAGTTCTACAATTATGGCGCAGTTAGCTAATGAATTTTTACAATCTATAGGTATGAGTGGTGGTGGAGATCCTCTAGTTGACATAAGGCAGAAAGAACTTGATCTAAGAGATAAAGAGTTAGATATAGAAACACAACAATTTGAAAGTAAACAAAATCAAAGAGCACAAGAAAAAATGATGGATAATCAGTTGCAGCTAGAGCGTATGAATGTGCAAAAACAAATAGCCGATGATAAACTAGAAGTAGCTGTAGATAGGTTGAAAACAAACACAGATCTAAAGCTCTTAGAACTAGAAAACAAAATCAAGGGGATATTATGACAACTTCTTACAAAATCGAGGCTATAAAACAGCTTAGAAAAGAAAAAAAAGCGATGAGAGAACAAGAGGCTATCGCTCTTAAAAATGCAAGAGAGGAAGCAGAAAGGAAAGCACAAGAAGGCAGAGACAGACTAGCAAAAAAAATGGCTAGGATTGAAGCTGGTTTACCAGTAGAAGATCCTGGAGAAGAACAAGTTGAAAAACCAGTAGTTAAAAAAACTGTCGCCACCAAATCTACAAAAAAAACATCACAAAAAAAACCAACAATAAAAAGAAAAGGTAGACCAAAAAAATCTAAATAATGGACGATATAGACGTTTTAGATCTTATCAGAAGAAAAATCGATGATAAGAGAAAACAGATAGAAGAGATACTCATGTCTGGTAGTTTGAAAGATATGGAACATTATAAATATTTGCAAGGCGAGCTAAGTGTCTTATACTACTTAGAAGACGAAATAAGTGACATAGGAAAACAAATATAATGGCGGAAGCAATACAACAAAACTCAGGTATAGAAAAGGTAGCAGAGGCGTATGTTGATTTAGAGGATAGAGTTTTAGATCCTGAAAAATTAGACGCTAGTATATTAGAACGTATGCCACAACCGACTGGTTGGCGTATGCTTGTTTTGCCGTATGCTGGCAAAGCAAAAACTAAAGGTGGTATTATTCTTGCCAATGAAACAGTTAATAGAGAAGCATTAGCAACAGTAGTTGCTTATGTAGTTAAACAAGGTCCGCAATGCTACAAGGATAAAAGTAGATTTGGCGATGAGCCTTGGTGCGAAGAAAAACAATGGGTTTTAATAGGGCGCTACTCTGGCTCTAGGTTTAAATTGGAGGACGGCGCAGAAGTACGCATCATCAATGACGATGAAGTGATAGCCACCATACTCAATCCTGATGATATTATAAGTTTATGACAGTAGAAAAAGACGTAGATATAGCGCAACCAGAGGTTGACGATATAGAGGTACAAGTTACTGAAAATGAGAGTTCCGCCCCGGAGCAATCAACATCTAGTGACGACGAGTTAGAGAACTATACAAAAAGTGTCTCTAAACGTATTAACAAGTTAAACGCGAGAAACCGCGAAACAGAAGAAAGAGCGGCTCAGTTGGAAGCAGCACTGCGACAAAGGGAGCAAGAAGTACATGCTTATTATCAACAAGCTACCACGGCACAACAGAACCTTTTAGCTAAAGAGGAAGAGGTAGTAGAGACAAAAGAGCGTGAGGCTAACGAGCTATACAAAAAAGCTCATGCTTCTGGCGATGCTGATTTGATGTCTAAGGCTGACTCTCTAAAAAGTGAAGTTGCCTTACAAAAAGAAAAAGTCCGTATAGCAAGGCAGAGACAAGAACAAATATCTGCAAATGCTCAAACTGTGCCTCAGCAAGAAGTACAACAAAACATTCAACAGACACAACAACAGATGCCTCCACCCTCGGAGAAGGCTCTGAATTGGAAAGACAACAATCCTTGGTTCGATCAAAACACAGAAGCTACTGCATGGGCAGAATACGTACATAATACCTTGGCTAATGAAGGTTATGACTTAGAATCAGATGATTATTACAATGAATTAAGTGAAAGAATTTATAAAGTTTATCCGGATCTTAGATCCGATAATGCCGAACAAAAAGAGGATAGGCCCGCTGTGCAAAGAGTCGCCTCTGCTTCCGTAGGGAGTCGGCAAAAAACACAAGGCAAAGAGAACGGCGTACGTTTTACAAAATCAGAAGTCGAAACTCTACAAGGATTAAAACCACACGGCATGTCAGATGAGGCGTGGTTAAAATCTGTGGCTAAAGAAAAACAAAAACTAGCAACAAGGGAGGCAAAATGACAGAAGAAAATAATTTAGACGTACATTCCAGAAAATCCCGTGAGTCCGAGTCTCACGATAATAATTCTCGCAGAAAACCATGGAGGCCAGTTAGAAAACTAGAGGTTCCTGAACCACCAGAAGGGTACGAATATCGATGGATAAGAGAATCCATGTTGGGACAGGAAGACAAAGCAAATGTGGCAAGGCGTATTAGAGAAGGATGGGAGCTCGTAAGAGGAACCGACCTTCCAGCTGAATATGAATTTCCAACTGCTGACTCTGGAAGACATGCTGGTTTAGTTTATAGTGAAGGTCTTTTATTAGCGAAAATTCCAGTTGAGACTAAAAATGAGCGTAATGCTTACTACGAGGATCAAACTGCTAGAAAAAAAGAGGCGTTAGATAATACTATGTTTAATGACTCCAAAAAAGATAGCAGATATGTGAAATATGACTCTGATAGGAGATCTAATGTTACTTTTGGGAAAAAGTAACAATCATAAATAGGAGAATATCTTATGGCTAATAATGATAGCGCATTTGGATGTAAACCTGTTCGCATGATGGGTGGAGCACCTTATTCTGGTGGTCAATCAAGATACAGAATCGCAAGTGGAGCAACAACTCCAATTTTTCAAGGCGATCTTGTAACTCAGTTGACAGCTGGAGTTATAGGTAGACACGCCGCTTCTGGAACTGTTCCGATTGTCGGAGTGTTTAACGGAGTACAATACACTGATCCAACCACAGGTGAGCAAGTATTTAAAAACCATTATCCCGGTAGCATTGCTGCTTCCGATATAATTGCAAGCGTAATTGATGATCCTAATGTCGTCTTTGAAGTTCAAGCAGACGCAGCTATGCCTGTTGCTGACTTGTTCGGAAACTTTGACATTGTAGATGGATCACCAGTTGGCGATACCTCGTCTGGAATATCTAATACAGAGCTTGACGTGACAACAGGAGCTACTACAGCTACGTTGCCTTTGAAAGCACTGGACATATCCCAGGATCCTGATAACGACGATGTTTCATCGGCTAACACCAATGTTTTGTGTGTGATACAAAATCACATTATGGGAC